GGATATCTTTATCAAATATTTGAAAGCAGATGATACAGAGTATATTCGCACAGTCACCAAAAAGACCTTTGCCGCAGCTGTTGCCCGTATCTACGTTCCAGGTATCAAGTTCGACTGTGTTCCTGTTCTAGATGGTGATCAAGGCATAGGCAAAAGTACAATAGTTAAAGACCTTGTAACTGCAGACTATTACTCTGAAACTTTATCCCTTACCGATATGGACGATAAGTCTGGTGCTGAAAAGTTGCAGGGATTTTGGGTGGTTGAAATCGGAGAGCTTGCTGGTATGAAGAAAGCTGATATTGAGAAGGTAAAAGCTTTTCTCTCAACATCCGATGACAAGTACCGTCCGTCTTATGGCAGGGTTGTAGAAAGCCATCCTAGACAGTGCATCATCATAGCAACGGTTAATGGTGAACGTGGATATCTGCGAGATATTACAGGTAACAGACGCTTTTGGATAATCAAGGTGCATCAGAAAAAACAGAAAAAGACCTGGAATTTTACTGAAGAATATAGGCAGCAATTCTGGGCAGAGGCTAAAGAAATATGGAAGTCCGGCGAAAAGCTATATCTTGAGGGCGACATTTTAGATGAAGCTGAAAAGGCCCAGAAAGGCGCCTTGGAGGCAGATGAGCGCGTTGGTATGGTTGAAGAATACCTGAATACCAGGCTGCCTGATGATTGGGATGACATGGATTTGTTCGCACGGCGAAATTACCTTTCTGGAAACGAGTTCGGGAGTCCGGTGCATACCGGTAGCCTTGTCCGTACCGAGGTGAGCAACGCTGAAATATGGTGCGAATGCTTCGGCAAAAGTCTGCAGGAACTTAAACCTTCAGACAGCTATGGCATTGCAGCAATGATGTCGCAGATATCCGGATGGGAGAGAACTCAGACCATTAAGCGTCAGCCCATTTATGGCAGGCAACGACTCTACCAATACGGAGGATAAGAAACACAAGAATGCGTCACAACACAAGATTTTCCCTTATATTCAAAATGCTTTTTTATAAAGAGAGAAATAAAATCCTGTGAGCACACACGCGCGTAAGTAAATATAGGGAAAAGTTGTGCTACCTTGTGTACTTGTGTCAGATGGGAGGTAAAGATGATTGAGAAATATATAGAGAAAAAACTGGTAGCCGCAGTTAAGAAAATGGGAGGAATTGCACCGAAGTTTGTAAGTCCTGGATTAAATGGTGTGCCAGACAGAATTGTGCTACTTCCTATGGGAAGAATCGCATTTGTTGAATTAAAAGCACCAGGCAAAATGATGCGTGCTCTGCAAGTAAGACGAAAAAGGCAACTAGAGGAGTTAGGGTTTTTAGTTTACTGCATTGATAGTGTAGAGCAGATAGATGAAGTGTTAAAAGAGATGGGAGGTGATGCCAAATGAAGTTCATACCCCATGATTACCAGCTATATGCAAGTGCATATATAGAAAAGCACACAATATCAGCAATATTCTTGGATATGGGCTTAGGTTAGGAAAAACAGTCCTGACCTTAACAGCCTTAAACAATCTCTTGTTTGATAGTTTTGAAATACACAAAATCCTAATAATTGCACCATTAAGAGTTGCCAGAGACACATGGCCTACTGAAATTGAAAAATGGGATCACCTAAAAGATTTAACATATTCGGTTGTCCTTGGAAGTGAAAAAGAAAGGAATGCAGCCTTAATGAAAAAAGCTGATATCTATATTATAAATCGTGAAAATTTAAAATGGCTTGTGGAAGACAGCTCTTTCCCCTTTGATTTTGACACAATTGTTGTTGACGAGCTTTCATCTTTCAAGAATTATAAGTCTAAACGTTTCCGTTCTTTAATGAAAGTAAGACCAAAGATTAAAAGAATAGTTGGCTTAACAGGAACTCCTGCGAGTAACGGTTTAATGGATTTATGGGCTGAATTTAGACTTTTGGACTTAGGAGAAAGGCTTGGAAGATTTATAGGAAAGTACAGAGAAGACTACTTTATACCGGATAAAAGAAACCAGCAGATCATATTTTCATACAAGCCTAAGCCAGGAGCTGAAGATGCAATCTATAAAAAGATTTCAGATATAACAATTAGCATGAAAGGTTCTGATTATCTCAAACTTCCTGAACTTGTTATTAATGAAGTAGAGGTTAATCTTTCTGAAAAGGAAATGAAAATTCTTGATGATATGAAAAAGGAATTAGTAACTATGGTAAAAGATGATGAAATCAGTGCAGCCAATGCTGCTGCCTTGTCAAATAAGCTTTTACAGATGGCAAATGGTGCAGTCTACGATGAGCTTGGTGAAGTAGTTAATATTCACCACCGTAAGCTTGATGCTTTAGAAGATTTAATCGAAGCTGCAAACGGCAAACCTGTTTTAATAGCTTACTGGTTTAAACATGATATGAAACGAATCTCTGAAAGGTTTTCAGTTGAAACCTTGGACACCACTGACTCAATAAGAAGATGGAATAAGGGTGAAATTCCTGTAGCAATAATCCATCCCGCCTCTGCAGGTCATGGACTTAATCTACAAACCGGTGGCTCTACCCTTATATGGTTTGGTCTCACTTGGAGCCTTGAACTCTACCAACAAACTAATGCAAGACTCTGGAGACAAGGTCAACAAAATTCAGTTGTTATTTACCACATAATTTCTAAAGACACAATTGACGAACGGGTAATGAAGGCGCTTAAAAATAAGGACAGTACACAAGCTGCCTTAATAGATGGAGTTAAAGCAAACCTAAAAACAGGAGGTAAAATTGATGAATGATGTATACGAAAGACTAGCAAATGCAATCATTTTACAAGCTGTAAAAGACTATCGAGATTCTTCAAAAAGACTTAAAAAATACCCAAATAAAGATACTGATTTATTTACTATTCAGGAAGTTGAGCAGTTCTTTCGTTCCGACTGGTACTCAACCCTAACTACAATAGACCCTGAGATTCTTATCCGAAAACTTAAAGAGGAGGTTTTATGATGACAGCAAAAGAATATTTAAGCAAAGCCTATCGCCTTGATCAAAGAATAAATAGCAAATTGGAACAAGTAGCATCCCTAGAAAACATGGCTGTAAACTGTACTCATGCCATAACTGGGATGCCCCGTAACCCCAACCCTTCTGTATCTCAGATGGAAGATGCTGTCTGTAAGATTATTGATATAAAAAACAATTTGAAAGATGATCTTGCAAAACTTCTGAATTACAAGGTAAGTATTCTTGAGATAATCCAGAGTGTGAATAATCTTGAATACAGATTAATTCTTGAAAAGCGCTACCTCTGTTATCAACCTTGGGAGGATATCGCCTACGACTTAAATTATTCTGTAAGCTGGGTGCTTAAGCTTCACCGTAAAGCTCTCAGAGCTGTAGATTCTATTATGGCTGGAAAGGAGAATAAAAATGGGATGGTATGAAGCTTTAGAAGATGGAATAACCATCGGTAAGGATAAAAATAATACAAATTGTTATTATCCACCCTGCCACATATGCGGCACAGCAGTTTATAGCTGGTCCTACACTCGTGGTACTCAGTACATCTGCAAAGACTGTAGGGCTGAGCTTGTAAGGCAGACACGGGAAGAAGGAAATTTAATCAGCACTGATAAGAAGAAAAAGAAGCTTGAAAATGCTATAAAGCGAATCTCTAAGGTCACAAACATTTCAGCCTATGAGAATGCAATAAGACTTGTAAAGAAGAACCTGAATAAGCCAGGATGGTATCAGAGTACAGAAGAAATTATGGTTGCCCTTGAACTAGTCCGTCGTGGAGTAAAGGCACATCATCAGGTTAAAATCTTTGATTACAGTGTTGACTTCATTCTCCCTGACATGAAGGTTGCTCTTGAGATTGACGGCAAGATCTTCCATGGCAAAGACAGACTAGAGTATCAAACCAATAGAGATGAGGCCATTGCTAATAAACTTGGAGATGGCTGGGAGATAATTAGAATCACTACTGACAATATTAATATGAATGTCACCAAATTGATTACAGGAATCAATGCCGTTCTTAAAAGAAGAAAACCTTCATAGTGGATAGTAAAGTCCACATAAGTCCACTTGAGTGCAGTTGAAATTTTTAGTATTCTATAATTGAGAGATTATATTATCTTAGCCACCACTGGAGAAATCCTATGGTGGTTTTTTTATGCCCTAAAGTGAGGTGACAGAATGCCCTACAAACCAAAACGTCCCTGTTCCTACCCTAACTGTCCTAAACTAACAGATGGTATGTACTGTGAAATTCATAAGAGTCTTGTAAACAAACACTACAATAAGTATCAACGTGACCCTAAGTCCAACAAAAGGTATGGTCGTGCTTGGAAGAGAATAAGAGACAGATACATCAAAGCCCATCCCCTCTGCGAAGAATGTGAGGAGCAAGGTAGAGTCACACCTGCAGAAGAAGTACACCACATCCTTCCTCTCTCAAAGGGTGGAGGAAATGAAACAAGTAACCTTATGGCACTTTGTAAATCTTGTCACTCCAGAATTACAGTCGAGAGCGGTGACCGGTGGGGGAGGTAAAATCTCTAAAACTTTTTAAAGCGGACAGCGGCGTGGGGCTTCGTGTGAAAAAATGCGGTTTCAAACGAGGGAATAGCCTTGGCCCTACAAAGTGAGGTGATTATATGGCAAAAGACGGTACAAATCGAGGTGGCGCTCGTGTCGGTGCAGGTGCGAAAAAGAAACCACTGGCTGACAAAATCGCCGAAGGAAATCCGGGAGGCAGGAAACTGACCGTGATGGAATTTCAAGATACAGCAGACCTAAAGGGAATTGAAATGCCCGAACCAAATAAAATGCTCGAGGCTATACAAAAAGACGGCAAGGCACTGGTTGCAGGAGAAATCTACAGAAACACATGGCAGTGGCTGAACGAACGCGGGTGTGCTGCTCTCGTCTCACCACAGCTTTTAGAACGTTATGCCATGAGCGTGGCTCGTTGGATTCAATGCGAGGAAGCGGTAACTGAATATGGATTTTTAGCAAAACACCCAACTACGGGTAATGCCATTCAAAGTCCATATGTGGCAATGGGTCAGAATTACATGAATCAAACCAACCGGTTGTGGATGGAGATATTCCAGATCGTCAAAGAAAACTGCACTGGTGAGTACAGTGGTGCTAACCCGCAGGACGATGTAATGGAGCGTCTGCTCACAGCAAGGCGAGGAAAATAAATAAGATAGGAGAAAAATATGATTACTTATAAAACAGCAGAAAGTGTATGTGCTGGACATCCGGATAAGCTTTGTGACCTTATTGCTGATAATATTCTGGATGCTTGTATGCGTAAAGATAAAGCTTCCCGTGTGGCCTGTGAGGTTATGGCTACTAAAGGCAAAATTATCGTGGCGGGCGAAATCACCTGCAACGGTAAAGTAGACATCCGTTTCATCGTGAAAAATGTACTTCGTGAGGTTGGATACAATCCATGGAAGTTCACAGTGTTTGTTTTTGTACATCATCAAAGTGCAGACATTGCGGCGGGTGTAGAGACTGCACTTGAAGTGCGAAATGGTATTACTGACCCGTATGGTTCTATAGGAGCCGGGGACCAGGGTACGGTTTACGGTTATGCAACAAACGAAACCAGTAAGAACCTTCCCCTCCCACTTGTGCTTTCTCATCGTATCGTAAAGCGTATTGATGATTGCCGTAAAGGAAAACTTATCAAAGGAATTTTACCAGATGGTAAAGCACAGGTAACAGTGGAATATGAGAACGGTAAGCCAAGACGTGTAAAAACGATTGTAGTTTCAGTCCAGCATGATAAAGACAAAACCCAGGAAGAACTGAGTTCGGATATCCGAAATAATGTACTTTGGCAGTGCTTTGAGGATTTTCCATTTGATAATGGTACCGAAATTCTTATTAACCCCTCCGGAAGATTTGTCGAGGGTGGTCCTGCTGCCGACACAGGATTGACTGGCAGAAAAATCATGGTCGATACCTATGGTGGCCTTGCATCCCACGGCGGAGGTGCCCTTTGTGGCAAGGACCCGACTAAGGTTGACCGAAGTGGTGCCTACATGGCACGGTACATTGCGAAGAATATTGTTTGGAGCGGTCTTGCAGAAAAATGTGAGGTCGCTCTTTCTTATGCCATAGGAAAGGCAAATCCTGTGGCTGTTGATGTGACTTCCTTTGGTACAGGTAAGATCACCGATGATCAGCTTTCCAATATTGTGCAGGAAGTGTTTAACCTCAGACCTGCTGCAATCATTGAAAAACTACACTTAAGAAATACCATCTATTCCGATACAGCGGTTTACGGGCATTTTAATTCCAGTCTGTTCCCCTGGGAGAATGTCAATATGTACACAAATTTGAGAAAGGCGGCTGAATTATATGCAGATAGAAAAATTGAAAACTGAGTTGTTGATTCCAGCCGACTATAATCCTCGTAAAGACTTGAAACCAGGTGACCCGGAATACGAAAAGCTAAAACGCTCCATCGAACAATTCGGTTATGTTGAACCCGTTATATGGAATAAAACCACATCTCATGTTGTCGGTGGACATCAGCGTTTGAAGGTGCTACTTGATATGGGTATCACTGAAGTTGAGTGTGTGGTTATCGAGATGAACGAGGAAAAAGAAAAGGCACTCAATATCGCTCTCAATAAAATAAGCGGTGACTGGGATAAAGACAAATTGATGCTTTTAATTGCTGATCTGCAAGGAGCAGACTTTGACGTATCCCTCACCGGATTTGAGCCTGCTGAACTGGATGCATTGTTTAAGGATTCACTTAAGGATGGCATTCATGAAGATGACTTCGATGTAGATGCAGAACTGCAAAAGCCCGCACTCACCAAGCAGGGTGATGTTTGGATGCTTGGGCAGCACAGGCTCGTCTGCGGTGATTCCACTAAGGCTGACACTTTCAATGTTCTGATGGATGGCAAACTTGCAAATCTAGTGATAACTGACCCTCCGTACAATGTTAACTATGAAGGTTCAGCGGGTAAAATTAAGAATGACAATATGGGAAATGAAGCGTTCTACGGATTTCTGCTTGATGCGTTTAAGAACACCGAAGTGGCAATGGCGAAGGATGCTTCTATTTATGTATTTCATGCAGATACTGAAGGTTTGAATTTCAGAAAGGCTTTCGCGGAATCTGGTTTTTACCTCTCCGGTACTTGCATTTGGAAAAAGCAGTCGCTTGTTCTTGGCCGCTCCCCTTATCAATGGCAGCATGAGCCGGTTCTTTTCGGTTGGAAGAAATCCGGCAAGCACAACTGGTATGCCGATAGAAAACAGACTACTATATGGGAATTTGAAAAGCCAAAGAAAAATGCTGACCATCCTACAATGAAACCGGTAGCATTGGTAGCCTATCCAATTCTGAATAGCAGTTTGTCTAATTGTATTGTACTTGATCCATTCGGCGGAAGTGGTTCTACCCTTATCGCCTGTGAGCAAACGGACAGGATATGCTATACCATCGAACTGGATGAAAAGTATTGTGATGTCATAGTAAAGAGATATATTGAGCAAGTTGGAGTCGAAGACAGT